TCCTTGCCCATCCTTGCTCAAAAATTAAGCAGGATAGGCGATTGGGGTGGCTCAAATTTGGATGCAAATTCTCTTCAAAGTGGCTCAGTTTTGGATGCCATTCAACACCTGGCTTTCATAGAGGTCGATGATGCGCTGCCGGTCTTTGAGGATGGCACTCTCCACATCCACCTGCCCCTGTAAGCGCTTAATTTCACTGTCTATGCCTGCCATGGCGTTCGCAGTGACGGCGCCAGTTGCCGTGCTGTAGTTCAGGCGCTTCCTGGGCGTGGACGCTTGCGTGACGGCGTTTGAGGCCTCAGTACCCTTGCGAATGTCCTCGAATCTTCGCGTGACCGCATCGGCCAGCAGCGGCATATCCCAAAGGTCAACGTAGTTCTGGTTGGCCTGAGCGACGATCGCATTGCGCTTCTCTAGGGCAGCTTGCAGACGTGCGCGGTTTTCCTCTGAGAACGGGTTCAAGCCCTTGCCACCCGCCAAGAAAGTGCCGGCAAGTTCGATGTCGGCCCAGACAGCAGAGAAGCTGCCGATCACCGACTTGATGGTGTGACCAATTCCCCGCAAGGCATCGATGACAACCGCGATGGCGTAGGCCGTCTTTTCAGCCCAGTTGGTGAGCGTGCCCTCAGAGCGCAGGCGCTGTACGCCATCAACTGCGTTGTCCGTTCCCAAGACCACGTTTTTGAGCTCTTGGTACAGCACCGACAGCGAGGGGATTGCGGCGGTAACGAGGGTCTGCGCCACAAAGTTCGATTCGGCACGCATACGGCCCATGGCCTTGGAGGCCTGGTCGGCTTCCTCGATCTGCTTGGACGTCAGTCGAATATTGAGGTCCTGGTTCTCCGCCAGATCCTTGAGGAAGGGGAGCATCGTTGCCCCGGACTTTCCAAATAGCTCCATGGCGATGGCTGTCTTGCCAGCGCCGTCCTCAAACTCGGCCAGTTTGAGTGCGACATCGTTCATGACCTCCGCGGGATCACGCAGGTTGCCGCTAGCATCCTTGGCACGCACTCCCAGGAACTGAAGGGCCTTGGTCGCACCGGCCGTTTCGTCATCAACCCCCGCCAGCCCCTTGGACAGCTTGGCCAGGCTTGCGCCAATGGCCTCCATTGCCGTGCCTGAGATGGTCGCAACCGGTGCAAATCCCGAGAGTGCCGCAGCGCTCGCGCCTGTCTGCTCTGACAGGCCCTGTAGGGCCGCAGCCGCCTCCAGTGTGTGGGTGACAAAGTCCCTCAAGGCTGCAACGGAGGTGGCCCCGATGACCACGGCAAAGGTCGTCTTGGCCACACTGGCCACTTGCTGCATCGACGCCTTCATGTCATTGGCGTGGCGATCCAGCAGGCGGGCTGTGCGTCCCAAGTCTTCACGAAACTCGGCAGTTTCAGCCGAAAGTTTGACGACCAGGGAGCCTAAATCAGCCATTTTTTTTCACCTTATGAGAGAACAGGGCCTTGAAGCGGGCGACATTCAGGCGCGCGTTGCCTTGGGGCGCTGATCGTTCTATGAAGGGCATGAAATCCTCAGGCGTGAATGCCCTGGCGTCCTTGGTGCGATGGGCGTTGGCAAAGGTCGCAGCAACCACGCCGCTTCTCAGATCGGCACGCACTTCGCCAAAGGGCTCCAGCTGGTAAAAGGCCATCCACTCGGTCAGCTCATCCGACCCCACACGGGCCAGCAACTCACGAACTGGCATGCCTAGAGCGAGTGCCAGCCGAAAGATCGAACGCCGAAATGGGTTGGCCTTTAGCCCTTTTTTGCAACGTCTACCTGATCGACACCGATGCCGTTGAGCCGCTGGGCCACGGAGAAGACGCGATCGAGCGCACGAGCACTCTTGCGCCCCAGCGCCGTGATCTCGCTGTCGTCAAACAGACGATCGCCCTCGGTATCGCAAAGAGTCAGTGCCACCAACCGGGCACGCACGTTCTCCATGCGACCATCTTTTGCAAGGAGGCTAGCCTCAAAGGCATCACGATCGGTGCCGCTCATGGTGCGCACCAGGACTTGGCCTCCCCACTCTGGAACACTGACTGTTTCGCGCGGAAGATCTTCGGCAGCCAAGATGGCGTCTTTGGAAAGAATGTTCATATGCTTCATGCCTCCGTGATGTCGCCATCGATTTCAATCGTGACGCTGGCCTCGACCACGGCGTCAACGCCACCCTGCACGCTGAACTGCGTGACATAGCCATAGAAGGACCACGTTGCAAATGGAGTGGTATCGGTAAAAGTGATCTTGAACTGACGTCGTACCCGGTTGGCACGATCGGTTCTCAGGCCTTGGTGCACCAGATCGTCGGGGTTGTAGTGCAGGGTCAGAGACAACTGCCCCTCGTCACGCAGACCCACGCGCTTTTCCTTGGCGGTAGAGGCCAGATTGGTGACGTCAATCACAGCGGCCTGCCCGCCAGGCCCCTGAAACGAGACCACGTTGGGGATGGTTTCAAAGGTTGTTGTGCCAAATCTGGCGATCGTGATGCCTTGTGCGGTAATCGCAGTGCTGCTCATGCGTTAGCTCCTGTTTGTGATGCGGACTCTCTACCGGTGGTAGGTGTAGTCAACGCTTACCCGGTACAGCCGGGCCTGTTCTTCAAAATCTGAGAGCCCCATGCGCACATCGGCGACGGTGCTCTTGTCTGCCAAGAGTGCATCCAAGACTTGGTCTTGAAGCAACAAGGCCTCTTGATACGTTCTGGCATAGGTGTCGACCTGCACGCGCACGCGCTGCAAGCCGTGAGGACCATCAATGCCGAAGATATGTTCTTGCATGATGGGCGTATAGACGATGGCTGGGTAATGTGCGTCTTGAGCGACAACAAGCGCATAGACCTCGCCAGCCGCCAAATCCTTGATGGCGTTGTAGAAGTCCTGCATGATTACTTTCTGTTGAGCGCTTTGGCCTCAAGTTCGATGCGGTCTGACAGGCGGTCTTTCATTGCTTGGACAGATTCGTGTCGCTTAGCCTCAAGGGCTGGTCGAAGGAAAGGCTGTGCTCTCATCTTTCGCGTGCCGAATTCCAGAAATCTCCAGTACCAGGCATCCTGCGAAAGGGTGCCTTTCTTGCCTTGCTCGCGGTACTTTTTTCCATGACGCACGGTCACAAAGAATGTCTGTCGGGTCAGGGTTGAAAGCTCAGGGATGTGTTTCATGATCACTGAGCGCTTGAGCGTTCCTGGTGGAGGCTGATTGGGTCCCAGCGACTGAGCCGCCCTGGGAGCACGCAGTCTTGCCTCGTCTCGAATGACTTTTGCTCCCGCGTAGACGGACACTCGCAACCCGTTCTTGGCAACTCGATCAGGTAGCTCACGGAGTGCCTTGGCCAACTCGGCTAGCCCTTCGACTTTGACCGTTTCATGCTTAGCCATCGTCAAGCCCTTCCGACGCCAGCAGGATGATCTGCGTGCGCTTTTCATCCTCATTGAGTGCCGAATGAATGTTGAAGATCCGTGCCTTGTAAAGCACTCGCATCTGTGCCACCTGTTGAGGGTTGTCAAACAGGCTCTGGTACCGGACGATGATCTGATGCGATAACTCCGCTGAGATCCGGTTGGCAATTACGGCTTCTTTTCCAGACAGCGGTTGGATGTCCGCCCACACAGTCGCAACATCAAGCCAGGATCTGCATGGTGCCCCGACACTATCTTTGATGGTGCTGGGGCGCTGGATTTTGATGCGCCGTGTGAGCATGCCTGCGCTGATTGGATTCATATGAAGGAAACCTTGAAAGGGTCAAGCAACCCATCTACAAAAGGCAACGGCTCAATACGTCCACGGGAGAGTGCTGCCACTTCCTCGCGATGCGCATACAGGCTGCCAACTCTGAGCTTGATCCAGCTCTTAATCCCCTCGGGAACCGATGCCGCCGCCCCATATCCAGCGTCGAAGGTGACGGATACCGCGCCAATTTGAGGAAGAGCAATCGGCCAGATCTGACCGAACACAGGTGTGATCCTCGCTGGCTCACAAGCTGCGTCGACCGTGTAATTACTCGCAGGCATAGACTGGAGTACGCCTGCCATGTCGAGGTAGTTAATGGACACCACGTTCAAGACGGGTGACTTATGGATGAGGATGGCATGCCCAGGCAATGAGAAAGGCTGTCCAGCGGGCACACCCATGAGGCTTGGTCCAGGAAAGCTATCCATAACCAGCTTCCATCGTGCAGACATCAACTGCCTGTTGGTGATGGTCTCTGCTGCTTGTCGTGCTGCAGCGATCAATGCTTGGATCAACCCATCGTCATCATCGAAATCCACCCGCAGATGAGCCTTGGCCTCTTGAAGAGAGACGGGCTCACCTGCGGGAGGGGTGATCAATTGCATGGGCATGCGATTGGTCTCCCCTCAGGATCAGACGATTTGCGCGACTGCAGCCTGATTGCTTGCATCGCCCGGTGCGAACCGGGGATTGAATCCGAGCAGCTGTGCAGAAGTCAGACTGGCGGCAACGCCCACAGTCACCGAGAGGCGAACGTAGGCATAGCCGTTTGTGACATCTAGATCCTCAGGACGCAGATTGATGATGGCCTGCTTTGCAGAGCCACTACCAGCCTGAGTCAATTGCGTGATGGTTTTTCCAGTCACATCCTTCGCTCCGGTGCCAGAAGCATCCGTTGCCTGCTGAATCTTCGCGTCCAGCGTGGCACCAGTGCCAAGGACACCGCTTTGAATCAGCGCTAGCAGGTTGTGATGGTTGCCTGCAGAGACCCAACCTGTCGTTGCAGTGCCCGCAGCTTGACTGACGGGGTCGAGGGTGGCCAGAACCGAAAACAGTTCGCTGCCTTTTGCATTGGGAAACATCAAAGTTCTCCTTATGGTTCAGGCGACGATCAACGTGCGCCAAGTTGGACAAAGGGCGACATGGTCGTGCTGCCCTTAGCGGGGGAGATCGGCGCAGCGATCTTGGATTGGCCATCCATGCGGAATGTCGTGCGAAATGCAGTGAGATCCGCATCGAAATACAGGTGCATGGAAGTTGCTGTTTGCATGCCACCTGCCTTGGTGATCGTCTGGTAGTAAGACAGATCAGCCAGCAACACATCGCCCGCAGCGGAGAAAGTGTTGGCGTGCTGAGAGACAAATACAGGACGACCGAGCAAGGTGCCGTAAGGCGAGACCTGAATGCCTCCCGGATTCATGCCAGTAGGCAGGTAGATCGGGTAGTTGCCCAAGGTGAGGGTGAACAGTGCAGGCAGCACATCGTTGTTCACGATCCAGACGGCCTTGCCAAATGAACCGGGTGGCAGGCGCGAGATCATCTTGGCCAGGTTTTGTGCCAAAAGCGTCTGCGTTGCTTGCCCCGACTCTTTGGCCACAGTCACGGTCGTTGCGTTGGTCATACAGCCAACAGGCAAGCCAGTGCCGGAGCCAAACAGGATCGACTCATTGGTCTTCCAGCGGATAGAAGTCGCAATCTTGTCGGGCAGATAGGTGGACAACGCATTGGTGTCGTCCAACAACTCATCAGTCACAGGCACGAGCGCCATCAACTTTTTAAGGCGCAGGGTCGACAGGCCCAGCACTGGTTTGGTGCCAATCGCCGAAGCTGCCTCACCTTGCCAATAGGCCCGGATGCCGTTGGTACCCCAAGGCGTGGTCTCATCCTTGGGAAACGCCATCGTGTTGCCTGTGATTTCCACGTTGTCGGTCATAGGCAAGAGGGAGTCCTCGCCCAGCGACAGCTGGAAAATCTCTTGTGCGAACTGAGGAGGAACCAAGAAGCCGCCATCTTGGGCAGAACCTTCGTTGCCGAAGGAGCTTGGAGCCACGGCACCTCGGTTCATGCCGATGAGCAGACGCTCATCAATCGAGGCACCAGGATTTTGTGCATGGCGAACAGTTTTAAGGAATTCGCCAACGCTCTTGAAGCCATGCTTGAGGTCTGCGGCTGCGTTATCCACAACTGTGATCACAGAAGCATGGGGCAGTTGAGCCGTGTAGTTCATCTGCGCTTCTTCTGAGATCAAGGCTGCCTCTCGATCGATAGCAGCAGAAGTTGCCTCGATCTTTGATTTCAGGGCTTCAAAAGCACTGATTTCTTCCTCATTCATGTCACGCTGCTCAGCGGCAGCGATGTCGGTCAGGGAGCGAGCGTCCTTGACCAGGGTTGCTTTGCGAGACTGAAGCTCTCGGAGTTGCTTACTCATGGATTGGTTCTCCAGAAATGAAAAAACCGCCTGGTCGAAATGACTCAAGGCGGCGACAGGGTTTGCAACCAACGGGTCGCAGGTGGGCACACCCCTCAACGGAGGGATGCAATGAAAATGAAATGAATCAGATCAAGGCGAGTGCGTCTCGCGCTTGCTTCAACCGCAATTGACCGCGTGGCACAGAGGTCTTGATGCTGGACTGCATCTTGGCTAGGACTTCATCGAAGGTTGAAATTCCATCGACCATATTCATTGCTAAAGCTGCATCAGCGCCAAGCACGCGACCTTCGCCCATTCCATCTCTGACATCGCTGATCGAGACTCCTCTTCCAACGGCAACTGCTTCAACGAATGCGTTGTAGTAGTCGTCCACACGGGATTGCATGAAGGCCTGTGCCTGCTCGTCGAGCGGAACATACGGGTTGCCTTCGACCTTGAATTTGCCCGCTGAAATCAGGGTGGGCTTGACCCCTTCTTCTTCCAGAGCCTTCGAATAATCGAAGTGGGCTTGCCACACACCGATTGAGCCCACCTCGCCACCCGGGGTGACATAGAACTCGCTGGCCGAACAGCCAATCCAATAAGCAGCAGACGCCGCCAGGCTGTTGGCCACGGCAATGACCGGCTTTTGGGTACGGGCCTTGACGATTTCGCTGGCCAGCTCACTGACTCCATAGACACTGCCACCAGGGCTGTCGATGTCGATCAGGATCTGGCCCACAGTATCATCGGTCAACATCTGGCGCAGGACCGAAGTGAACTGCTGGGTGCTGGTGCTGCCCGGCCCGGAAATGTCATCGACCATGTTGCCGCGCTGCGTCACCACCCCGTACAGGGGTAGCACCGCGATGCCCGTGCCCGTGCTGGCGGCCGCCATTTGTTTTCGGGTGTCACGGATAAGGCGATCGGTATTGACCTGAAACAGGGTTTCGTCGCTGGGCGGCTCGCCCACAGACCAGCGCGTCAGGATGCCGGACATGGCCTGCAAACGCTCGGGCATCAGCGCCCAGGGCGTGGTCAGGAATTCGGAGAGCAGAAGTTGTTTGTTCATGTGTTCATTCCAAGTTGAATCAGGGAAGCAGCCAGTGCGTTTTCCTCAAAGGGCTGTATTTGCTGTTGAGCCCAGGTACGCACATGGCTCTCATTGAGCCCAAAGGCCTGGGAGATCAGATGGATCTCATTGGTATCAAGGACGCCTTTGCGTGCAATTCGCCTGCCCAATCGGCTTGCGTTTGACTGCACCAGCTTGCGAAAGCGCATGCTCATCTCCTGATCACCAGAGGGTGCATCGTTCTCGTTGGGCTCTGAGTCGTTGGGTTCGTTTTCCTGCTCGGCCTCTTCGGCGTCCTCTTCTTCCACCATGTTCAGCGGGCGAAGGGGTTGGTCTAAGCCTTGCAGCGGGTTGAGGTTTTCTGCAATCCGTGCTTCGTTGCGGGTGAGCCAGCCGTTTTGGATGCCGCTTTGGTAGTAGGCTGAGCGGCTTGCCGCATCCCCGCGCATCAGGTTGGCAAAGTCGAACTCGACTTCCAGTTGGTCACCATCGAGCATGAGGTCCGACTCGATCGAGGCCTCCCAGCGCTCGGCCCAAGGCGTCATGGTGTGCATGACGAATTCCAGGCTCTGCTGCTCGATGTTCGAGAATGTCGCTCGATCCAAGTCCGCGATCATGTGTGGAGGCACCCGGAACAGCCGGGCGATATCCGTGATCTGGAACTTGCGCAGCTCCAGGAACTGGGCGTCCTTGTTCGTGACCCCCACCTCATGGAACTTCATGCCGTTTTCCAGCACCAAAACTTTGCCCCGGTTGGAGCCGGACTGCGCCGCCTGGTAGGAATCCCTGAACACCCGCTTGGCCTCAGGGTCCTTGAAAGTGCCCGGAAACTCAATCCAGCCACCCGTGGGTTTGGCGTCGTTCGTGAAGAACCGTGCCCCGTAGTCCTGAGCGGCCAGCGCCATGCCCAGACTCTCACGGGCCAACTCGATGGGGCTCATGCCCATCAGACCGTCCGAGGACAGGCCGCGCAGGTGCCAGATCTGCCCACGTGGGAATACGGTTTCATCCCCGTTTTGCATGCGAACCCGGTATCGGAAGTCCCCGCTGTCCATAACCTCCATGCGCACCCGATCTGGGTGAAGCGGCATGAGCTCGGTGATTTCTCCCTTGGGGTTGGAGATGATCTGGCAGAAAGCATTGCCTCGCAAAGCCAGGTGCCCCTGCAGCATCTCGCGCCACTCGAATGGGTTCTGGAACCGGTTGGGCTTGCGGGCCAGAAGGCCGTAGAGCCAGTGATCGATCACCCGATCCTTGCCTCCGTCCTTGCGCTGGCGGTAAACCACCACCGGAAGAGATGCCATGGTCTCCGACAGGATGCGCACACAGGCATACACCGCCGCGAGCCGCAACGCCCCGTCAGGCGAGACGCGCATGCCTGAGGCGCTGCGCACCGACACCGGTTCAAAGAAGAAGTCTCCCCAAGGGGATCGGTCACTGCTCGAGGCTCTGAATCGATCGATGAATGTGAAAAGTCCCATTGCCTCAGAGCACCATCAACTCATAGTCGGATCCGAGCACAACCGAGTCCCCCGGTTTGATCGCCCTTGAGAGGGCCATGATCAGTGCAACGATGCCGTCTATCTTGTTTTCTGCTCGCTCCTTGCGTGGATAGATGTTGTCTTTGACGTCCAGATGCGCCACCACGTTGCTGGCCATCCAGGCCAGTACCGGGTCGCCGTCATGGACGAGCTTCTTTTGCAGGACTAGCGCTTCCAGGGTCTTCATCGGTTCGCTGAAGTTCAGCACCGTGGGGCGCACCTCGATCATGGGCAGACCCTCGGCCAGCATCCGAGTCGAAAGCTGAGTGGCCTGGAACGGGTCGAAGGCCACCGCTTGAATCTCGTAACGGGTTGCCATGTCCAGCAAATCCGACTCGATCCAGCCAAAGTCGATTACGTTGCCCGGGGTGACGATGAGCCGCCCCGAATGCATCCAGCCGCCGTACTGGCTGTTGCCTGCGCCGTTGACCGTGTCCTCGGGCAGGTAGTACTTGCCAAAGGTCACGTAGGCATCCGAAATCTCAGGATGCCGGAACACCGCCACCAAGGCAGCAATATCAGTCTTACTGGCCAGGTCCAGGCCAATCCAGCAGGGCTGGCCTTCGAATTGCTCAATGAACATCCCGTGCTCGGTACAGGCATCCCAGGAGCGCATGTCCATCCAGGCCGTGTCGGCGTTCACCCATTCATTGAGGTGTTTGGTCTTGAAGTTGTTGACGGCGCTGGGCAGTTGCATGGCTTTGGCCTGCAGCGGCCCGAGCACCTCGGACCTCACCGAAATGCCCCAGTTAGGGTTGGCCTTGATCAGCGACTCTTCAGTTGTCCAGTCATCTCCATCATCAAGCCCGTAGATGATTCCGAACTGGGTGTCATCCTCGAACACGCCATCAAGCAGCTTGGTCACGAACGAGCGGACCTCGTAGCAGATGCCCGCGCGGTTGCTGCCTGCCGTGGTGATCACCCACAAGAGCGAGTTGTCCCGCTTGCCGGTGCCGGTCTCGACCACGTCGTACACCGTGCGGGTCCTGTGCGCGTGCAATTCGTCGACGCAACCAAAATGAATGTTCAGACCGTCCAGCGTGGAACCTTCGGCTGAGAGTGCTTCAAACTTTGACCCAGACGACAACACGTTCATGTTGTGCGCCCCGACGTTTACCGAAAACCGGTTGCGAAACCCCGGGCTGCGGCGCGCCATGGTCTGGGCATCACCAAACACGATGCGAGCCTGGTCACGGGTGGTGGCCAGCGAATACACCTCGGCACCTCCCTCACCATCGGCAGCCAACATGTACAGGCCTACCGCAGACGACAGGGTGGACTTGGCATTGCCTCGTGGAACCTCGATGTATGAGCGGCGAAAGCGCCGCGTCCCATCGGCCTTGACCCATCCGAAAACCGTCGTGAGGATGAACACCTGCCACGGCTCCAGCGTGATGGGCTCTCCCGCAAGCGGCCCCTTGACGTGCGGCAGCCGCTCAATAAAAGCGCACAGATTGTCCGCCGGGTAGTAGGTCTTGCCGCTCTTGCTTGTGAGCTTGGGATTGAACCGGTAGGGACTGGTCTTGCCCTTGTACTTCTTCAGATCACTGAGCTGCCTCTGGCAGGCCGCCTTGACCCACTTGCACGCGAGAATCTCTCCGGCCACGACCCTCTCTGCGTACATCTTGGCAATGTCCGCATAACTGTCTTGAGCCATTGAACTTATCCTGCAATATCGGCCCAAGGGTCCAAGTCATCGTCCGCCGCTTCCATAGGCAAGGTGACACGGGATCGGGATGCGGGTGTGAACCCCATCTCCGTGGCCGCTTTGGTCATGATTTGTGCCTGCTTGTTGGCAATGGCCAAATATGGCGACTGCATTGGCACGCCGGTGTTGGGTGCTTTCACGAGCAACCCTGTCTTCGCGATACCTGCTTGTGCCTTTCGGTACAGGTCGGCGGCGCAAGCCCAAACCTCGAGGACTGACATATCCAGTCGCCTGAGTAAGTGCGGTGGCGCACACTCAAGTGCATATCGCCAAGCCGCCTTGGCTCCTTCGGGCATGTAATCAGGCGGGTCCACCAGGTCGCCAGTCGGCTTGGGCTCTCTAAGGTTTGTACGGCACTTTTGCAGGGTCCCCTTGATCTGCTTTACCTTGGTGGGGAGTGGTTTTCGTCCAGCCATCTTTATTCCAGTTCGCACTCAAGGTGCCGTGAATGTGTGTTGCCGCACATAAATCGGTAAATGCTGTGTGCGAAGACGCACAGAGGGGCCGGGGAGGGGGAGCCCCCCCTAGTTCAATTTGCACGCGCAAAAATTTGAGCTGGCGCGCGCATCGTGGCTCGCCATCCCTAGAGATTTACCCCCCCATGGGGGACTACTGACCGCCCTGCCGACTCGCGGGCGGTCTTGCGGTTGTGACAGGACACGCACAGCGACTGCAGGTTGCTCACATCAAACCGCGCGCCGCCGTCCTTGATCGGCCGCACGTGGTCCACGACACGGGCCGCCACCAGCAAACCTTTGGGACCACAGGCGCAGCACAGCGGGTGCCCGCGCAAGAACATGGCCCTCACCGAGCGCCACTGCTTTGACTGATAGAAGCCCGCCTCCGCATCGAACCCACGCCGCGCACGCCCGTAATCGCGATGAATCAAGGACCTGTGAGCCTCGCAGAACCCGGGCACCGTTACCACCGCGGCGCATCCCGGATATCGGCAGGGAGTGGGTGCACTTAGGGGCATCTGCAGCGGCCTTCGAACTGATTCAAGAAAGAAGCAACTGCTTCGGAGATTCCGCTTGGCTTCCTCTGGAAACAGAGCGTTCATACGAACACCATCAACAAACCAAGGAAATTGCCAATGACCTATCGAAGCACCGAATTCACCGTCGACGAGCTGGGCTTCATCCAGATCGCGCTGAACAAAGTCCTCGCTGCCGCGGCACGCGGAGAGTTGGACCTCAACCAACTGGCCCGGGAGGAAATGGCCTCAAGAGGCTTGGATCTCAAAGGCGACTGGGTCGGCTTTGATCGCGCCCGCCAGATCCATCAAGTGGCGGTGACCAAGTGAAGGCAGACAAGAAGCTCGAACAGCTGCTCGACCAGATCGCCAAGCAACACCTGTTCATCGAGACCCTGGAGACCCAGCACAGCGACCGGCTCGACTTTCACGACGTGAGCGTCTGGGGCATCAAGGCGGCGCTCGAAGCTGCCTACGAAGCTGGTCGCAAGTCCGCCAGCGTCAAACCAAAAACCAATCACGCCCAACCTTAATCAGGAGATCACCATGACCATTCAACTCACCCCTTCCCAGCGCGCCATCCTGACTCACGCCCATCAGCACACAGAGGGCAAGATCATCTGGTTTCCAGAGAACATCAAGGGCGGTGCTCGCCAAAAAGTGATCGACGGCTTATCCAAGCGCACCCTGATCACCGAGGGCGGCAAAGACTGGCTCATGACTGCAGAAGGCTACGAGGCCCTAGGTGTCCCTCGCAAAGTGCCAGTGAGCGCCCAAGTACTCGCAGAGATCATTGAAGTGGCGGAGCGATCCAAGCCACGCACCCGAGACAACAGCAAGCAGGCCCAGGTGATCGCCATGCTCAAACGCCCCGAGGGCGCCACGATCCCGCAGATTTGCGAAACCACCGGCTGGCAGCAGCACACGGTACGGGGCACTTTTGCAGGCGCCTTCAAGAAAAAGCTCAGGATGGAGATCACCTCGACCAAGGAGGCTGATGGACAGAGGATTTACCGCGCCGCCTGACCAGGAGCCAAGCCATGAAAACAATGACCATCACAATTGAAAGAAAGCCACTGACCTTGACCTTCGATGGCAAGGACGTGCAGGTTGAAGAACTGGGTATCCGACTGCCCTTTGGCCGCAAGCCTACGGACCTGTCCGACATCGCAGCCAGCGGGGACTACGCGGTCTACGTCACCGAGACCCGCGAGATGACCGACGAGGAGTTCGATGCCTTTTCCATGCACCTCTACAAGTCTCGCGATTGGCTAATGGGAAAAGGCGGCTATTGGGGCAACGGGCGCTTGTGCGTAGAAGTCCACGCACCTGGAAGGCCCTACCTCTATGTCGATCCATCCGGCGCCGACTATGGCCGTTACGTGGCCAGGCTCGGCTGATCGAGACTCGCTTGAGCGTCGCCTTGCGCGACTGGGTCCCCCACCCGGACAGCCTTTCGACCAGTGAAGTCTTCCCAACGCTTGACGATCACATCGACGTACTTGGGATCGAGTTCAATGAGGCGGGCGCGCCGGCCTGACTTTTCGCAGGCGATGAGGGTGGATCCTGAACCGCCAAACGGGTCGAGGACCAGATCGCGGGTCTTGCTGCTGTTTCGCACCGCCCGCTCAACCAGCTCGACGGGCTTCATGGTCGGGTGCAAGTCATTTTTCTGTGGCTTCTTGACGTTCCAGACATCGCCCTGATCGCGAGCGCCACACCAAAAGTGATCCGCCCCCTCGCGCCAGCCGTAAAGAATGGGCTCGTACTGGCGCTGGTAGTCAGCGCGGCCGAGCGTGAAGGTGTTTTTCGCCCAGATGATGAACGTGGACCAACGACCGCCAGCGGCACGGAAGGCCGACTGGAGGGTGTCCAGTTCCGAGGAACTCATGGCGATGTAGACGGCACCCTTGGTGTGGGTCAGGATGTTCGTGCAGGCATCGATCAGGAAGCTGCTGAATCCTTCGCCCAAGTTGTCGTTCAGGATGGGGCGGTTCTTGCCGCGCATCTTGTCCTTGGCCGTATTGGCGTAGTTCACGTTGTAAGGCGGGTCGGTGAATGTCATATCCACCAGCTCCTCACCTAGCAAAGCCTTGAAATCGTCGGGTTTGGTCGCATCGCCACACAACACCTTGTGCTCGCCCAGGATCCAGATGTCGCCCACTTTCGAGATGGGCATCTCACCCACCGCGGGCACGGCATCTTCGTCAGTCAGGCCATCCTTCGGGCCGTCATCGCCCGCGATAAGAGCTTCCCACTCATCTGGGGAAAACCCGGTCAAGCCCAGGTCGAAGCCAGCCTCCTTCAAGCCTGCCAATTCGATGCCCAGGAGTTCATCCTCCCAGGATGCGTTCTCGCCAATCTTGTTGTCGGCCAGAATCAAGGCGCGCCTTTGGGTATCCGATAAGTGCTCAAGCGGCACGACGGGCACTTCTGGCAAACCGAGCTTGCGCGCGGCCAACAAGCGGCCGTGGCCTGCGATCACGTTGTTGTTCCCATCAATCAGGATCGGAGCGCCCCAACCGAACTCACGAATGCTGGCCGCGATCTGGGCCACCTGTGCCTCCGAATGCAGCTTGGCATTGCGGGCATAGGGGATCAGTGCTTCGACCTGGCGGTACTCGATGTGAATAGGATTCATGGGGACCAGAAATGAAAAAACCCGCCGGGTCTTGCCACATGGGCCACCGGGCGGGTTCGTGAAATCGTGTGATCGGAGACGCATCTCTCGCGACCGTAGACAGAATTTATCGCGAATCCGGGTAAAACGCGACACACCCAAATTCGCGTTTTTTCCGCATCTGTTCGGATCGCTTCGCATGGGTCAGTGGTGACACGAAACGCCTATCAACCTCCACGCGAAATATGGTCCGTGATCACCTGAATTGCGACTTCCCAGTGGCGCTGGGCCGTTCGCGGTGCCACCCCGAAACGCTTGCCGATGTCGTACCAGCGCCAGCGTTCGGCCCGCATCCACACCAGCTTTCGCTGCTCCACCTCCAGACACCGGACCCACTGCATGACCACGAGCATGCGTTCAACCTCTGCAGGCGTGGGCGGAAATCGGTAGACCGGCGCATCGTCACTGGCCATACGCTCGTACTCCGTGCGAACGATGGTGGGCCAGACGTTGAAGTGGCCCTGCACCCTCACCGGTGGCAGGCGATGTGCCGTGCGTGCGGCCTCGATGAGCCAGTTGGCGACGTCGTCCGTCGTCCATGCGAGTGTTGCTGCAACCATGTCATCCCTCCTGTGTGTCCAAAGCCCAGTGCAAGAGCGCCAAGGCATCCGCTTCGTTGTCGTCGGTCACCGGGTGCCCCAGTGCCCGCATGGCCTGCATGACCTCGTCCTTGCTGGCGTTGCCTTTGCCGGTGGCGTGGCGTTTGATCGTTCCGACTGGTACGCCCTGGTACGGCAGGTTGTGGTGCTCGCACCAGGCGGTCAGCGTGGCCAACAGGCCGCCATAGACATGGGCTGCATCCACCCCGGCATGCCGGCGCACCTCTTCGAAGTACACGCTGTGGATGTCGCTGGCCAGGTGGCGCATGTCGCTGAGCCAGCGCTTGAATCGCAGGTAGCGCATGCCACCGCCCTCATAGCGGCTGGGCCGGAAGCTGGTGAATCCATGGGCGAGTTGACCGTCCATCGTTCGCATGGCCCATCCGGTGGTGGTGCCCAGATCGATCGCAAGGACCACGGTGCGTGATGCCGGCACCGGATCGACCGAGTGGGCAAGATCCCTACGTAACGGAGAGAGGGCATCAGCCCCCTCTCCTACGTAGTAGGAGGGGGAGATTTCGCCAACTTCAGAAGTGGCAGAAAGTGAATAAAAACAAGGACTTGGCTCAGTTGGCAACTTTTGCCAACTGCCAACTGCCAACTGAACCGGAAAATGGCTAAGTCGTTGATTCGTAATGGAATTAAGTTGGCAACGGTCTGCCAACTGAATCCAGTTGGCAAAACTTTGCCAACTTCCGCCCCTGTTTTTGCCAACTTGCTCCTGCGTGCTCTTGTGTGTGCCATCGCACAGATGCTGGCCAAAGCGGGCATTTTCCAAAGCGCGGCACATGATGGCGCGTGCGTGCGATTGCGCACCAATGCGTGCGCTCGCCAACGCGCCAACCGTGATGTCTCTATCTTGGCAAATCGTGTTCATTCGGACTCCTGTGGGTCATTGCTGGTTTCGGGGTAGACCCACACTTCCGGGTTCTCGACGGGCATAGCCGCCCCGGAAAGCGGGCACTTGTAGTGGGTGGGAAGGACGCGATGCGGCACCGTGGGCACCTCGCCGGTGTCCGGATCTGGGTCGCCCTGGGGCAGGTTGACCACCATGTCCTCGACGCACAGGTAGCCAAACTTGGAACGCCCAATCGAGGGCAGCCCGTAGTCCTGTGCGTTGCGGAAATACTTGATGTAGCCCTGTGTGGCCAGGGCAGACAGACGCTCGCGGATGGTGCGCTCGCCGCCCAGGCCGGCCTTGCCTTCGAAGGCTTCGGCGAACTGGTTGGCGGTGTAGCAGTTGCCCTTTAGGCTTTCGTCGAGCAGGATCTGCAGGATCACATCGAGCTTGCGCAGTCGCTCGGCATCAAGCCGATGACCATATTCCTTGAGGACCAGCCGCTCGCTGCCGTTCACGATCATCCACTGGTTATCGACCTTGTCGACGCAGCGGGTTGGCAGTCCAGGACCGTTGCGCAACTCGAAAATCAGTTGACGCACCGTACTAGCCTCATCAGGCCGGTGCAGCATCAGGCTGGCGGAGTAGTAGCTGCGCAGGCTGCTCGCGCCGGCAAAGGCCTGGAACGGATCTTCTTCGAACTGGCGTTTGGTGATTTTCTTGGTGTGATGGACCAGGATCACGCCCGCGTCCGGATTGACCGCAAGGTGCAGCTTGGCCACGCGACGCGTGAGGAAAAACATCATCGCGTCGTTGTCGTTCTCACCGCCAACACCGCCGCCGTCAAACACGTTTCGAATCGGATCGATGGCAATGATGTCTGGAGGCTCGCCAGCAAAGTGGGCGCTGATGGACTGGATCAGTTGCTCCAACCCCTCGTCGTTGAGGACCAGTTGCAGCTGGGGCGTGACCATCAGATTGCGACGGGCAAGCGCCAATGCTTCCTTGGGCAGGACGATGTTGTGCATGCGCTCCTTGAGGTACGGGTAGCGAACCTCGGCCTGGATGTAGACAACCTTGAGCGGTCGCGCAGGCACCATGTCCAAAAACGCCACGCCAGCGGCCATGTGGGCAAGCCACGCCAGCAGGAAATCGCTTTTCCCGACCTTGGGCGCACCGCCGAACACGGTGACGCAACCGTGCATGACGATCCGGTTGGAGACGAGATCAGTTGGCACAGGGGTGTCGTCATCCAGGATCTCGCCCATGGTGTAGATGGGCAGAGCCGAGGTGCTGGTCTTGACCGTGATGCGGTCGCCAGCTGAGATGAAGGCCTTGCAGTCAAAGCCTTCGGCGACCGCATCAGCTGCATCCCACTTCTCTGGTTTTGATTCGGGCGGCACAACGATGGCGACCGAGCGACTGCCCGCCGCGACGCAGGCCTTGGCTGCACTTTCTGCGTAATCCCAGCCGGGGAGATCCCGGTCAGGCCAGATCACCACATCCTTGCCCCGCAGGGGCGACCAATCGGTCTTGTCGATGGGCGCGCGCGCGCCGTTCATGGCTGTCGTTGCAACGATGCCTTTATCGATCAAGGCCTGGGCACACTTCTCCCCTTCGACCAGCACCACCTGCCTGGCCGAGACAATGGCAGGCTGGTTGTAGAGCGGACGCGGATCAGGTGCACGCCACATGCGGGCACGCACATCCCAGGGCCTGAATTCCTTACCCGAGGGGGGGTCGTAGCGATACACCCGGGCTATCAGCGTGCCGTCGGCGCTCTGATAGTCCCAGGTGGCGGTGTACGGTCCGAGTTCATCGACCGGCTGCTGGCGAACATCACGCTTGATGGATCTGCCGACAGGCGGTGCAACGCCACACCACTGACGGATCTCTTCAAGAATGCGGGGGAAATCATTCTTAACCGAAAGGTTTCGGGACAGCCCCCAGGCATCGAACACATCCCCACCCATGTCGGCGGCGAAGTCGAACCAGAGGCCGCGTCGTGCACCCTCCATCTCAACGACAAGGCTTTTGCCGGGTGAGCCATCAATGTCACCCACGTAGAACTTCCCGCCACGGATACGACCCTGGGGGAACAGAAACAGCAGGACAGATTCGAGCCGCTCGATCAGCGCTTGGCGCAATCCTTCGACGTCTTCTGTCGTCCCGGTTACGCGATCCGCTGCATCATTGAAGTCGAAGTAACTGGATTCATGCATCAAGACCCACCCCAACAGCGTTCCTGCCATGAACAGAAGCGGCACTCCTGGTGGGTTGGCGTGGTCGAGAATCGGGGCAGCACCTCACCGGCATCGGTGGCCGTGATGACACGCACGGCGCGATCAGACATTCGCTGGGCCAGCCCGCCATCAAAGGGCACCAACTCGAACCAGATCTCTTGGCTGTCTTTGTTGATGGCGGTGAAAAGCGCTGGGTTCTGCGAAATCCCCGAGATGCTGGCTTCCATGTAGGCCTGGTAGATCGCCATCTGCGCGGCATAGACCGGTTTTGACTTGGCCACACCGTTTTTGACCGTATCACGCCAGGACTTGTCGTTCATGGTCTTGCACTCCCACAGCGCGGGATAGCCCATGCCCAGTGACGCTGGTCCGCCATTCAGGACGCCGTCGACATGGCCCTTGATCCGACCACGAGCCACGGAAAACCCGAACTGTCCGCCCTGGGCCTTGCGGGTGTACAGGTCAAAGCCGATCAGGCGCAACCACCGAATGGCAAGGTCTTCCAGTTGGTGGCCCACCTCGAATACCCGAAGCAGACGACCAGAAAACTCCCGCCCTGGGTCCACCGGCGTGCGGGTGTATTCGAACTGGAGCGCACGCTCGCAGGCGACTCCCAGGCGGGAGGCGCCCAGGTAGTCACGCGGCGTTTGCGCATCGCGCTCCCGCGCCAGCGCGTCATCGATGAGCGCGCCGACCTGTTCATGAAATTTGGGACGGTGATTGAAGTCGAGCATCACACCCGTCCTTGCTGCCGACCTGCGGCTTGAACAGCGAACCGTTGCTCCAAAAACGCTCGATCCTTGGCTGCCATGCGCTCGTGCTCTTCGAGCATGTGGTCTTGGTACTTGGTGACGACCACATCAATGAGTGTGAGCACCTCCTCACGGGTGTAGTCGGTAAGTGGCCGCTGCATACCGATTGAGCCAACGTACTCGCCCAGCGGCCCAAGACAGGACTGCATGGCTGAAATTTCCATATCACTGGGGTCGATCATCTGCCCCTCCGTTTTGTTCATGAGCGTGGAGAAGGCCTCCTGACAGCGGCGGGAGCAGAACACCCACTTGTCGTTGTAGCGAGAGGGGTCTGAGCGGCGAACGCGCGGGTTGAACCAGCCAAACCCCTTGGCTTTGCGATGGCAGACAGCACATTTCACGCAGCCTCCAAGATCGGGTGGACATGCGCGTCGTTGGCCGCGTTGACCAAGCGAACGATGGCGTTGCGGTTGAAGCGAAACGACAGCAGCGCAGACGCCTGGTAGCGCGTCAGGCCGTAATCGGCTCGCAGTTCAGGTGGCAGGTATTGCAACTGTTTCGGTGTAGGCGCTTCGTTGAGCCAGCGGCGGGTCTTATGGGCTGAGTCCTCGGATTCGTTGTCGTTGAGCCAGTCGTCCGCCTTGGCCATGCAAACCGTGCGCTCACCGACCGCCAGCAGCCTGGTGTTGAGTCCCTTTCCACCACCAATCGCGTGCCAGCGACCGTTGAGAAAGAAGATGCCGCCCCAGGCTGTGAAGCCCGTGGCCATGAGTGCATCGTCACTGCCAAAGAGATCGCACCAACGGAAATTGGATCGACTGAGCAAGTCAATCTCGCTCATGACGAACTTGTCCAGCACGCCTCCATCTGGTGCCTCTGATGGCTCCCAAACATGGGAGCAAAACGGGCACTCCATGACGGCCAGCGGTACGACAGCTCCGCACTCCGGGCAATCCTTGGTCGGCGCATCACCATCATGGTCGTGGCCATTGAGATTGACTTCCTGTTCAAGCGCGCCATGCATGAGGCTGGCAGTGCCAAAGTCCAGGACGATGCAATCGGTTTTGACCACACCAGGAAACTCCTGCGGATCGACCGTGCGCAAGCCTCGGCCCACCATCTGAATGAAGGTGGACTTGTATGAACTGGGTCGCAGCAGGACCACGCAGGACGTGGGCGTGTAGTCGTAGCCCTCGGTCAGCACCGCGACATTAACCACCACCTGGGCGCGACCGGTTTCGTAGGAGGCCAGTCGCTCCTTGCGCTCGGCATCAGACAACTCACCGTGGATCAGCACAGCGTGAACGCCGGCCTGATTGAAGGCTTTGCAAACGTCGCTGGCATGCTCGACCGTGGAGCAGAACACAATGGTTTTGCGATCGTGGGCCTTGGACTTCCAGTTGCTGATCACAGACTCCGTGATCAGGGTCTTGTTGAGGATCGACGCCACCTCATTCATGTCGAAATCGGTAGCCGTGCGACGCACCTTGCGCAAGGCGTCCTGGGTGCCAACATCGATCACGTAGGTCCTGGGCGGTACCAGATGGCCGCTGGCGATCATCTCCCCCAGCGTGATCTGATCGGCCAAGTTGCTGAACACTTCACGCAGGCCCTTGCCATCGCCCCGGTTCGGGGTTGCGGTCAGACCGCAGATGGCAGCCTTGGGGTTCTTGACCAACACCTTTTCAATCACTTCGCGGTAGCTGGGCGAAACCGCGTGGTGGGCCTCGTCGATGATCAACAAGTCGAGCGTCGGCATTTGCTCCAGATTGGCGCCACGAGAGAGCGTCTGCACCATGGCGAAGGTGGCGTTGCCAGCCCACGATTTCTCGTTGGCATCAAACACAGAGGTCTTGAGGCGCGGGTTCACTCGCTCGAACTTCGAGCGGTTCTGCCCAGTCAACTCAGTGCGGTGGGCCAGAATGCATGCCTTGGCATCAGGCTCAGCCAGGATGCTGCCGGCCACAGCCGACAGCATCACGGTCTTGCCCGATCCGGTGGGCGCAACGGCCAGGGTGTTGCCATGCTCGCCGAGGGCCGCAAGGGTCCTCTGCACAAGCAAGGCTTGGCGGGGGCGAAGAATCATGGCAACTCCCCTTACTGAGCCCAGCTGGGACGACCCGGTACCGCTGCGCGTCCGGTGGCTTGTGCATAGGCGTTCGGTGCCGTGGCACTGGGTGCCGCAGGTGCGGAACCGTTCATGTGCGCCGCGTACTCTTTGTGGTCCGGGGCAACCGCAGACTTGATGACGCACTTGTCTTGGCCGTTCTGGTCCTTCTCCCAGTCGACCTTCCCGACAAACTCGATTCCCTCCAAATCCACAAAGCCGCTGATGCGACGGGCGTTCTGCGCTGCCGGGCTGTTGTCACTCGGGTTGATCCCGCGTGCGGAGTTCAGGATGGCCTTGATGAAAGTTCGACCCATGTTGGTCCACTCGGCACCCTTGGCGCTGTACAGCCCAATGAGCGACCACATCTTGCGGCGAGCGAACGGGCCATCGAGCACTACGAATTCGCAGTTGAGGTAAACCGATCCAGTGGTCAGGCTGCGCGTGGCGTAGCCACCGGTCCATCCCTGAGAGGGGTCGTCATAACCACCGGGCTTGATGGTCATGCGCACGCGCACCACCGTGCCTTTGGGAATGAGGTCGTAGCTGGATTGCTCGGCGGCGGAATTGAAATCGAAAAAGGTCATGATCAGGACTCCTGAGAGAAAATGGCGGTGGTTGGGGTGTTGAGGGCAGCCTCGGAGGTAACGGGCTGCGGACGGGCAAAGTCCAGGCGCTCACTGGCAGGACGTGCGGGGCCGGCGATCTTTTGCATCAAGCGACCGAGGTCCGGCTCCTCAACTGAGTCGAGGCGACCACTGCGGTCCTTGGCTGGGTAGCCCCACTGGTTGAGCGTGTGACACACAAAGGCGCGGTAGCTGCTACCGTCATCGGCTTTGACTTCAGCCAGCGTGATGACCTCATCCACGATGCCGGGCAACTCCAGGCCAGTTTTCGAGCCATCAATCTGCAGCGTGAAAACACGGCGGTTGAAGTCGTCCAGCGCTTCGTTGAGGATCCCGACGAACCAAACGTTCTTGCGACGGGTGTGCTGCAGGTGGGTCAGCCAGCCGATCATTTCCTGGCCCATCAGACCGTAGGCGCCACGGCTGTCGGGCTTGCCAGTCTTTTCGGAATAGGCCTGGGGCTGACCCTTGCACCATTGCAGGCACAGGCGGCCGGCCACAGTGATTGAGTCAACGAACACCGTCTCGTACTTGTCCAGCACGACCGGATCGCCGAAGCGTTGGCACACAGCCTGGTAGTGCGCTTCGCTGTACGGCTGGTCATCGCGCAGCGCCGGGTTGGGACCACCAATAAACACCGCAAAGTCGCGGCATTCCTGCCATGTGCGAGGACGGATGGTGTCGCCTGCGTAGCCCTCTACGGCCAGGTCTCCGGCTTCCAGATCAAAGAACAGGGTCGAGACCGGATTGAGCGTCCAGAGCTGAGAAGTCTTGCCAATGCCAGACTTCCCGACCAGGACCCCTTTGACGCCACGACGCTCAGCCAAGCGTTGGTCAGCGGTGATGATGGGCAAGCTCATTTGGCCACCTCCTGGAACTCATCGCTGAAGAACACCTCGGCCACAGTGTTGGTGCCAATGGCGCCCCGTTTGCGGGCTTGCTCGTACAGCTCTCGCAGACCACTCAGGCCGCGACGGGCTTGTGCCACTTGGGCTTCAATGCCGACAATGGCAAAAGCCATGTCGTCCAGCGTGGCGTCCTCCAGGGGGACGGTCACTTCTAGCGGACGATGACCCTCAAGGGCCGGCACGCGGATGGTGTCGGGCAGTTCGCGCACATACCATTCGGGGCGCTCACGCAATTTCTGAACAGGGGTTTTCTTCTTGAACAACATGGTGATTACTCCTTCACGAGGGCAAGGCGATACGAGGGCTTGCCGGACTTGACGGTGCGGGCAGCCTCGAAGGCGGACTTGAGGGTTTCGGGCCAAGCGTTGAACTTGGTCTCGCTCACCCGGTAGCTGATCTCGACGTACTGCTTTGCGTCATCACCGCTGTCCGTGATACGGCGGGTGATCTCGGCCAGACGGGCCTGGTCCCAATCGACTTTCTTGGGTAGGTCGGCAGTGACGCGCACGTTGCCGTCGTCGAAGTGAACGACCCCGGTGTCCTTGCCAGCGTCGTGGCGCAGGTTGCGGGCACGCTCGCTCCACTTGAAGTCGATGGCTTGGTCGATGTGATCGCTCAGGGCTTTGCCAGAAGCCAGCAGATCAGCAGCGGCGTTCTTGATGCTGAAGAGCAGTTCGGCGGGTTGCTGCGCCAGCGTGCCAGCTGGGGTGGCCAGCACCTGCTCGGGGGTGAAATTCACATCGGTGCTCATGCTGCACCTCCGCTGACTTCACGCTCGGAAGTGCTCTTGCGCAGGCTGTCGACTTCGAAGGCTTCGATGTCTTCGATCCGGTAACGGACCTGGCCTTGCAGTTTGAGGAATACGGGACCGATGCCCTCAGAGCGCCAGCGCTCCAGTGTGGCCTCGCTTAGGTCCCAACGGTCAGCCAATTGCCGTTGATTGAGGTGTTTGACACTCACGTTTTTCTCCTTTCAAGTAATTGCGAAAACGTGAGGAAAGTTTCGGAAACGACCGGTGGGCAAAGGGG